GAAAAATATGATGAACTTGATGGTGAGTCAGCAACAATAGAAGACGATGACAGGCATACTCTTTTAGAGATGCATGTTGAGATGGAAATGCCGGAACCTTTTGACGAGGAAGATGGTATAGCAAGGCCATATGTAATTACCATAGACAAATCCTCAAGAACAATATTGTCTATTAGGAGAAATTATTATGAAGATGATAAAAAGAAAAGAAAGCGACAATACTTTGTCCACTATAGGTATCTCCCCGGGTTGGGCTTTTACGGAACAGGACTTATACACCTCATCGGAGGTCTTGCCAAAAGCGCAACATCAATACTCAGGCAGCTTATCGATGCTGGTACGTTATCTAATTTACCAGCTGGTCTTAAGGCTAGGGGTTTGCGTATCAAAGGTGATGATTCGCCTCTCATGCCGGGTGAGTTCCGTGACGTTGATGTCCCGGGTGGTGCGATTCGTGACGCTATTACTTTCATTCCTTACAAAGAACCAAGTTCGGTCTTGTACCAGTTGCTCGGAAATATCGTTGATGAGGGGAGAAGGATTGGCTCCGTTGCGGATATACAGGTTGGAGACATCAACGCCCAAGCACCAGTAGGGACAACTCTTGCTCTAATGGAGAGATCCATGAAAGTTATGTCTGGTGTTCAAGCCAGACTACATGCAGCTCTTAAAAACGAGCTAAGACTTCTGGCTTCTGTTATTAGAGATTATATGGATGGCGAGTATGCTTACGAAGTTGAAGGTGACTTTGACAGGGCAAAAGACTTTGATGATAGAGTTGATGTTATACCTGTATCAGATCCTAATGCAGCAACAATGTCTCAAAGAGTTATGCAATATCAAGCAGCCTTGCAGTTAGCACAGCAAGCGCCACAGCTTTATGATATGGGAAAATTACATAGGCAAATGCTAGAAGTTTTAGGCATACAAGATGCAAAGAGTATAATAAAACTACCAGATGATATTAAACCTGCAGATCCTGTAACAGAAAATATGGCAATATTGAAACAAGAGCCTGTTAAAGCATTTAAATATCAAGATCATGAGGCGCATATAAGGGTTCATATGGCCGCAGCAAACGACCCAAAGATAAAAGAAATGGTTGGTCAGTCACCATTCGCAGGTGCAATACAGGCAGCTTTATCAGCACATATAACAGAGCATGTGGCATTTCAATATAGAAAAGAAATAGAAAAGAATCTTGGTGTCGCAATGCCAAATGAAGAAAAGCCTTTACCAGAAGACGTTGAAGAAGAGCTTTCAAGAGTTACCGCAGAAGCTGCAGAGAAGTTGCTAAAAGGCAACATGGCAGAAGCACAACAAGCTGAAGCTCAAAAACAACAAGAAGATCCATTAACTCAAATACAGCAAAGAGAGCTTGCAATAAAAGAACAAGAACTAGAACATAAAAAACAAATGGATATAGCTAAATTAGAGCTTGAGGCTGAAAAAGCTAGAATGAATGAAAACTTACAACAAAACAGACTTGAGTCTGAAGATAAAAGAGAAGGCGTAAGGATTGCTGCTAAATTAGCAACAGATGCTTCAAAAGAACAGCAAGAAGAAGCTAAAATAGTTATGGAAGCAGCAAAGCAACTACAAAATGAGTAGAAACGAAACAGTTTACACACCTGTAATAAAAAAAATACAAGAAGAAATGGATACGTTGTCAGACTACCTTGCTTCTGGAAGACCTAAAAATTTTGAGGAATATCAAAGGCTTGTAGGAAAAATAGAAGGGCTTTCTATTTCTCGTGAATTATTAGAAGAAATGGAAAAAAGATTTATTGAAGATTAGGGGCTTTTCAACTAGTCAATAGTTGTGTATATTTAAAATAACGACATTCAAGCGTTTCAGCTTGCAAGGTAACTGTGAACCTAAATCACTGCATAAGGATCAGAGATGTACTCTGCAGAAAAAATTGAGTTAGATGAAGACACAACTCGCAAACTACCAGAACCTAAAGGTTATAAACTTTTAACAGCTATTCCAAAGTTAGAAGAAAAAACTGCAGGAGGAGTTATTATCCCAGATAAATTAAAGGGTATGGAGCAAACAGCTTCTATTATAGGATTGGTTATAGCAATAGGAGATGCAGCATACAAAGATGCTGACAAGTTTCCAGATGGACCATACTGTAAAGAAGGTGACTTTGTGATATTCAGGTCTTATTCAGGAACAAGGTTTAAGCTTAGAGGTGAAGAATTTAGATTAATTAACGATGACACAGTTGAAGCTGTCGTTGATGATCCAAGAGAGTATGCGAGGGCGTAATGGATAATACAGCAGAAAAAATAGATCAAGAAGTTCAAATAGACGAAAATATTGAACAGACAAAAGAACAAGCAATATCATTGAATAATGATCCTGTTGAAGTTGAGGTTGTTGATGATACACCAATAGAAGACAGAAACAGACCAAAAAGATCTAAAGATGTAGAGCCAAATATACCTGATGATGATGAAATCAACAGCTATAAAGGTGATGTACAAAAAAGAATTAAACAACTTAAGTATGAGTATCACGAAGAAAGAAGGCAAAAAGAAGAAGCCAAAAGATTAAGTGATGAAGCGGTAGCAGCAACTCAAAAGTTAATAGAAGAAAATAAAAAATTAAGAAAAACTCTTAATGATGGTGAGTCAGTTCTTGTTGAGCAAGCAAAAGGCAGAGTTGAAGCAGAGCTTGCAAAAGCAAGGCAAGAATATAAAGACGCTTATGAGGCAGGAGATCCAGATAAACTTGTAGAAGCACAAGAAAAATTAAGTCAAGTGCAAAACGAGAGGTATAGAGTAAATAACTATAGACCTCAAGTTAGAGCAGAAGAGCCTGAGACTCCTCCACAGGCTACTTCTCGCTCACAGGTTAAAGAGCCGACTGGTAAAGATAAAGAATGGCTACAAAAAAATAATGATTGGTTTAACCAAGACGGCTTTGAAGAGATGACAGGTTTTGCTCATGGGCTTCATGCAAAGTTAGTTAAAGCAGGTGTGAACCCATTATTAGAGCCAGATGAGTATTATCGTAGAGTGGATAGTTCAATGAGAAAAGCTTTTCCTGAACACTTCCAAAGTACAGATATAGAAAACAAGCAGGATACTGAGATAGAAGAGGTAGAAGCACCTCAGCGTTCTGCTGGTAACGTGGTTGCCCCGGTTAATCGAAGTGCAAAAAAACCACGCAAAGTGCAGTTAACCTCTACCCAAATCGGTCTCGCAAAACGACTTGGGCTTACCCCTGAACAATATGCGCAACAATTATTAAAGGAGTCAATGAATGGCTAATAGAGAATCACGCACAGAAGACACAAGGGAAAATTCAGAGCGTAAAGTTACATGGAAAAGACCATCAGCTTTACCTGACCCAACACCACAAGATGGTGTTGAATATAGATGGATAAGAACAGCATCTTTAGGTCAGTCTGATATGACTAATGTGTCATCTAAATTTCGTGAGGGCTGGGAGCCAGTAAAGTTAGAAGATCATCCAGAGTTGAAGATCATGTCTGATGTTGATTCCAGATTCAAAGGTAATGTAGAGGTTGGAGGATTGTTACTTTGCAAGAACTCCAAGGAAAACATGGATGCCAGAAGAGACTATCAATCAGATCAGGCTAAATCACAAATGCAGGCTGTAGATAATAGTTTTATGAAGGAATCCGACCCCCGTATGCCTGTTCTCAGACCAGAGAAAAGCACACGCACTTCATGATTTAACATTTTAATTTAAGGGAGACAGTTTAATGTCAGCAACAGCAGCTCCTTTTGGATTAAGACCTGTAGGTAACTTAAGCGGAACATACAATGGTGCGTTTCGTCAGTATCCAATTTTATCTACATATTCAACAAGAATATGTTTTGGCGATGTTGTGAAGCTTGTAGATGGCGGATCAACAACAACAATAGAAAAAGATACTGGAACTACCTCAGCTACTCCAATAGGTATTTTTTTAGGGTGCAGATTTATTGATGTCAGCACAAAACAATTAACTTTCAGTCAGCAGTGGTCTGGTGCAGCACATACAGAGGGTATGGCTTATGTATGTGACGATCCAAACATCTTGTTTGAAATTCAAGCAGATGGCACTGTAAATGATGACGATATTGCAGCAAACTGTGCATTAGTACAGGGAACATCAAGTTCTGCTTTAGGTATTTCTAGAGTGTCACTTGATATCAGTACAGCGGCTACTACAGCAGCATTACCAATAAGAATCGTTGATTTCAAAGGCGGTTTTGATGGTGATGAAAAAGGTACTTCATTCCCAATAATGCTATGTAAGTTCAATACAGGTCATCAACTTGGTATTGGTGTTGTTTCTGGTAACGCACCTTCTGCAGCTTAATAAGGAGATTAGAATATGGCTATATCAAGAGCGCAACTCCTTAAAGAGTTGTTACCGGGTTTGAACGCATTGTTTGGCTTGGAATACGAAAAGTATGAAGATGAACATACTGAAATATATGAAGTAGAAAACTCAGAGCGTAGCTTTGAAGAAGAAGTGAAGTTATCTGGTTTTGGTGCAGCTCCTGTAAAACAG